GGAGCCGCTACTGGATCTCAATTAATTAAGAAACCAAATAGACAAATTAATTAAACCCATTCTAAGCCATTCTAAGGCACTTAAATTTTAAATGATACAAATGTATTACTTTACAGAGATAGTGCCTTAGAGAGTTTTAAAATAGCTTCTACGTTGATTCTACGGGCTATAATACAATATACAAAACAAATTACAATTATAATAATATAATTATGAAAAAAAATAATGAAACATTAGGAGGATTCTCGGCCATATTTGATGAAATGGGTACGAATGAACCTGCAAAAGAAATGAAGGGTGTTGAGATCATAGCAGATCCAAATGATCCAGATAGTAGAGATACTGAACCCATTGATATGGATGATGAAGAAGATGAATATACTGATCCATTAATTCCAGATATGACTGATGGTAATTATCATGAAGAGAAAGAAGATATACAAGACAATGACGAATCAGATACAGATCCTGCAGAAACAGAGCAAGTATCAGCATTCTTTGATGTATTAGCCGAGAAGGTTGGATGGGGAGATGTAGACGCAGAAGAAAAGCCAAAGTCTGTAGAAGACCTAGTTGAGTATATGAAGTCTGCTATCGAAGAAAGTTCTAAACCAGAATATGCTAATGACGAAGTAGCTGCTATTGATGAGTTTGTTAAAAATGGTGGTAATATTCAAGATTACTTCTCTAAAGCAACAAGCGATGTAGATTATAGCACCCTAGACTTAGATAAACTAGAAAACCAAAAGTTAGTTGTATCAGAATTCATGAAAGAAAAAGGATATACTGAGGCTCAAATCAAACGTAAACTAGAGAAATATGAAGATGCTGACATTCTTGAAGATGAAGCAAATGATGCTATAGATCCACTTATCGAGATAAAAGAGGAACGTCGTAAAGAGCTATTGGAAACGCAGAAAATTGAAGCTAAGCGTGCGCAAGAAGATCAACAAAAGTTCTACACGAACGTTGTCGAAGAAATAGGGGCGCTTGCAGACATACGTGGCATCAAGATCCCGAAAGAAGATAAACGCCAATTAATGGAGTATATCTTTAAGGTTGAATCTGATGGAAGAACTAAGTATCAAAAAGACTACGCAAAGTCAACTAAAAACTTAATAGAGTCGGCATACTTCACCATGAAGGGAGATAAACTCCTGGATAGTGCTAGGAGGACTGGTGAGACATCATCTGTAGACAGACTCAGAAAAACATTAACATCTAATAAGGTGGGTGGATCAAAACAAAGAATAGATAACGGGTCTCCATCTCCACTATGGTCAATAGCCTCAAAACAACTTTTAAACAGACCCAAATAAAAAAATAAGACTTAATTTTATATATGGAAAATGGAATTTTAAATAACCTACAATTGTACCGTGGCAAATGGTTCTCTGACTTAGTTGATGAGAACATGTTGTCTAATGCATTGTTGACTAAGCCTCACGAAGTAGCGAGTGTTGTGTCATATGTATTCGGTACAAAAGATCAAGGTTCTATGCTCGACTTCTTAACTGGAGGTATGGGTAAAACAATGGTAATCGATCAACGTGAATTCAGATGGTCAGTAATGATCGACTCAGATCGCGCAGTAACAATTCGTTCAGCTAGCTGTAATGGCTCTGCTCCAAGCGACTCAACCAACAAAGCAGGTTTAGGCAATAGCCCAATCTTGATCTCTGTTGAAGACAAGTGGTTGACTACCAGGGTTGAGCCACGCTTAGTAGTAATACTAGGATAAATAAATTTCACTAACTGACTGGAAACTCCTAAAGAATTTTAACCCATAGAGGAAAATTAAAATTATAGATATGAAAATACAAAATGGACAATCAGCAGCCAAGCAAATATTACTGAAACCAATAACTGGTTGGGAAACATTATACTCGATATCGGAAGATGGAAAAGTATTCTCTCACAGAAAACAAAATTATTTAAGACCAAGACTTTCAATGGACGGTTATAATAGAGTTTGTTTATACGGAGAAAATGGAAAATACGAATACAGAATAGCTAGATTAGTAGCCGAGGCATTTGTAGAAAATCCCAATACAGAAAATAAGTCACAAGTAAATCATATAGATTTTGATAGACAAAATGATATGTTCTCTAATTTAGAATGGGTTGCACCACTTGAAAATACGAAACATTCAATCAATAATATATATAAAACAGATTTACGAAATTCAGACGGAACATTCGTTAAGAAAGGATATACATTTAAAAATGTTTATAATAACAGCGAGTTTACTATAATTGGAATAGATGAAATTTCATCCCAATTTAAATGTTCAAAAAAGAATGTTAAAGCAATTTTAACAAAATATGCAAATACAGGCATGTATGTTAAAGCTGGTTTATTTAAAGGACTTATGGTTAATTCAGAATATCTGAAGGTTCAACGACTAGGACACTCGTCCGTAGGCCCAAGTGGGTCGAAATGTGAAACATCCCAAGTGGATGAAGATATAGTCTAATCTGCATGGAGACATGCAGCCATATGGGGAGAGATTAACGAACTCTCTTAAATTGCCAACAATGTTGGCCCTGGTGCTATCATCGAATTAGATGACAAAGAATATCAATTACGCGTATCTGGCGCTCCTTACCAAGATGGTAACGAATGGGTTTACACCTGCTTCATTGCTGATGGTCAAGCTACATCTTACGTACCTGCAGAATTTTTAGCTGCTGGATCTCAAGTATCTCGTTTAGGTTCTGCCTACGAAGAATACTCAGAAGAAGCTGATATCATCAACTATAGCACTCATGTTAAATTGCACAATCACTTAACTACTGTACGTTTGTCGTATGATATTACTGGTTCTGCTTATTCAACAGTTCTTGCTATTGCATTGAAAGATCCTAAAACTGGAAAGACTTCATACTTGTGGTCTGATTTCCAAGAATGGAAAGCAATGCGTGAATGGTACAAACGCCTTGAGAGACAATTGGTATATTCTAAATACAATGCTAACGCAGATGGTACTACTGATTTGATGGGGACTAACGGACGTCCAGTTTATATTGGCGCTGGCTTACTTCAACAGATTGCTCCTGCTAACCGTAGATACTATACTGAATTAACTGCAGATTTATTGGAAGACTTCTTGTTTGATATGTCTTACAATATGTTAGGTGCAGGAGAACGCAAATTCGTAGCCTTCACTGGCGAGATGGGAATGCGTGAATTCGACAGAGTATTGAAAGAAAAAGTAGCTGCATTTACTACAGTAGATACTAAATTTATTACAGGTTCAGGTCAAGAGCTTACCTTAGGTGGTCAATTTACCACTTATCGTATGACTAATGGTATTGAACTTACTGTAAAACACTTACCTTTGTATGATGACTTAATTCACAATCGTAAATTACACCCAATTACTGGAAAACCACTTGAGTCTTATAGATTCACATTCCTTGATTTTGGTGTACGTGATGGTGAAGCTAACATTGTAAAAGTAGTACGTAAAGGTCGTGAATTCGTTCAGTGGTATACTGGCGGTTCTGTAGCTCCAGGAGCAGGTTATGCTAAATCAATCAGCACGCTTCGTTCTAACGCTAAAGACGGTTACTCTGTACACTTCTTAGGTGAAGTTGGTATAATGGTACGTGACCCAAGATCGTGTGGGGAATTGCTAATGGATTCAAACGATTAATAGTATCTATAATTAATTATTTTTCATGAACATACAAAAAATGATGGATACTGCTCGTTATATATAGTATAACCAATTAGTTAAAATATGTTTGAAGTATATTGCATAAAAAATAAAATAAACGGAAAAGTTTATATTGGATTAACAATACAGGGAGTCAGAACTAGATTTCTGCATCATTTATATGAGGCTAGATCTGGCTCCTCTTTTCCAATACATAGGTCAATAAATAAACATGGCCAGGATAATTTTGATGTCCAGACTGTAGAAGTTTGCGAAACGAAAGAACTACTAAAAGAAAGAGAGATATATTGGATTTCATTCTATGAGTCAACAGATAGAGAAAAAGGATACAATAGAACTTCTGGTGGTGATGGAACTTTTGATAGACAGCACTCTAAGGAGACAAAAGAAAAGATAAGACAAAAAGCATTAGGTAGAAAAGCCTCTTTAGAAACTAGACAGAGAATGTCCAATTCTAGAAAAGGAAAATCTATATCTGAAAATACACTATTAGCTGTAAAAAGAAGAAATGAATTGTCAAAAATAGCTGTATTGCAATATGATATCGACATGAATCTGATAGATGAGTTCGATAGTATATCATCTGCTGCAGAGGCAAATGGGATTAACTACAGGACAATTGCATATAGACTTAAACACCCAGCAAAAATAACAGACACAAATAGGTATAGCGTAAAATATATTTGGGGTAAAAAATAAGCATAGATGAATTAATTTTCATTTATGATACTAGTATAAATAATTATACTTACAATTAATGTAAATGAAAATTATATGTTGTTCACACTGAAACACAAAAAGAAAGATCCATGGTCTGGTATAACCAAGTACAAAGGATCATTTGATTATATCTCTCCCCTTTTAACAAGATCTGGAAATGCTCACACTGGAGTATCCAAAGAAGATGCTGAGAGATTAGAAAAATTATTAGGCCTAGAGCCAGGAACATTAGCACCATTTAGTAAATATTGGGCTACGTTCGCAGTTAAACTATCAAATAACGATATTGAAATTGATACAAGCAGACCTTGGGATGAATTACAATATCTATTCTTGTCCAATCACAAGAAGGTTGCTAATGGATTGAATGATCTAAAACCTGGTACCGATTACGTTCTTATCAATAAAGACTCAGAAGCATCTGAATCTAATAGAATGAATAAGAGACGTAGAGAAGCTATTAGAGAGTTTGATAAATTGAATATAGACGAAATGCGTCAATGCTTACGTTTATATGGATATAAATCAGATTCTATGTCTAATGAGCTTATAGAGAATAAGTTATTTGAAAATGTAGAAAAAGACCCAGATAAATTCTTTGAGAAATGGGTTAATAACAAAACTAAATCAACTGAAGTCTTAATACAAGGAGCTATTGGTAAAAACATCATACGTAAAAATAAGAATGTTTATTACTATGGAACTGAAATTATCGGAACCTCTCTAGCTGATTGCGTTGCTCATTTAGATAGCAAGGCAAATCAAGATATTAAGATAGCTATAATTGAGGAGATTGATAGTAAAAGATAAATAAATGACACTAGCTGAATTACATAGAAATTTTAAAATAGAATTAGATAAATCATCTATAAGTTCTTACCCTTCATTTCTACCAGAAGAAATTGATTACTGGCTTAATACAGCTATATTAAGAATTATAAAGACTAGGTATTCTGGATTAAATGCCCATCAAAAAGGATTTCAACAAAATCAAAAGAGAACAGACGACCTAAGATTATCAACAAAAATATCAAATTATCCAACAAGAACGTTCGTTGTAAATACAGCATACTTAAAAGACGAGATAGTGATTGGCGTAGATGGGCAGTATTACACTGCAAATGCTAGCCATACTGCATCTAATATGAGTTTGTTTACAAAGACATCTATAGATGATAATTCATTATGGGTTAATTTTCCAGAAGATTATATCACATTGGTTGGAGAGTCTGTTAATATATATTCAAATAATACATGTTGGCCTAAAGTGTCTGATATCCCAAAAAGGAAGCGATCAGATATACTTGAAGCTACAATAGAAAATTTTGATTCTAAGCTAGAAAATTCTTTATCGGAATATCATCTACATAGTAACAAGGCTAAACCAATTAGATTGATATCTGAAAACAAAATAAAATTATATACAGATGGTGCATACTTTATTGATAAATATTCAATGGAATATATATCTACTCCAGATAAATTAGATTGGTATAAATATATCGAGTATAATAAGGCGGATGCAATTGAGATAGATGAAAAATTTAAACTTAATGGCAATCATTATATATCAAGTTATAGAAAGAACGCAGGAGACGATATAGATATGACAAAAGTATCTGAAGTCTTGCTAGATTCAATGCCGCCACATATGTGGGATGAAGTGACTGTTTTATCAGTTAGATTAGCCCTCGAAAATATCACTGAGCCACGGTATCAAACCTACTCTCAGGAATCACAAATGATAGAATAATCTATCGAATGACTCAGTTTAGTTCAGACGTGGAAATAGGAAACTAAAGTAGAATGACTAGACAAAAGGAAAAACTGAGGCCAAGTTTAACCAAACAAAAAAAATAAATTATGTTACAAAAAGTTAATACCGTTTTCGTAGGGAAACAGTTATATGCAGGAACAACTATAGCTGGAGCTTACGATCAAGTTAATGCTCTTGCGGTAGGAGATATCGTTGCTATAAATCCAACGACCGGTGGAGTTATTGCTAGCGCAGACTTAGTTGCTGCAGCTACATTCAATGAAATCCAATTAGGGGTAGTTAGATCTGTAGGAGTAAAAAATAACAATGCAAAAATCGTTAAAACACAAACTATAAATAGAAACAACATTAAAAGCCTCACAGCTAATGGAGGAGCAGCTTTTATTGCTGCAACACCAGCATCTGCTTTGTTTACATGGACAAACCATGCAATCCAAATTGGTGCGAGATATGTTATTAGAGTTATCTATAAAGACATTTATGAGCATCCAGGACAATTCACTCATACCTATGAGGTTCTTACTGTAATTGGGGATACAATCGACACGCTTGCTACAAAATTTGCCGATAAAATCAATGCCCACAAAGGCGCTAGAGTTGACGCTGTTGCTGCAAATGGTGCAGATACTCTTACATTGACAGCCAAGGTTATTGATGGCCCTGAATATGGTATCGCCACAAAAGAAGCCATTACTCCCTATTCTCAAGTTGCGATGAAAGTCGTTGCTTATTATACAGATCCTACTTCTTTACTTGCAACTGCATATAACCAAATTGTTGGATTGACAATTGCAGAGGTTCAGTCTGATCCAGGAAAGGGAAATCCATTTATAATCAGGGATCGCGAACAGGCAGCTCTTGGATATAAAGGAATTACATATCGTACAGAATGGCCAGTACTAAAACCTGAGTTGACGGTTGACCTATCTAAATCGTATGAAACAGTAGTTGTTGAGTTTGATAAAACATATCAGTCTCCTGACAATCAATATGCTAAGTCTACTGGGCTTGCAGCTGAAGTATATATCGCAAATGATGGTGCCGGAGCAGGTGATGGAGAAATTCTTAGAGACGCAATCGCATTGTGGTCTGGTAAATAATAATTTTATATACTAAATAATTAAGGGGCGGTGTAATAGCCTCCCCTTTTTTTATATAATAACAATATGATAACAATAGATAGAGCATTTTTCTCAAGAGATAGAAATAAACTTAATTTGATATTGAGTAGTGACGATACTACCGCTACCCCATTCTCGGATATTAGTTCTATAAAACTGAGTAAGTACCCAAATTTAAACGAAGAGTTATTTGAATACAATAAGGATGTTAAGATTCCAATGTTCGATACTCTGCCAATGATAAATCCAATAACATTAACAAATGCTGCTATCAGTGCATATAGTATATTAACCACAGATGGCCCATATATTAATGTTGTTGCTAGTGCCGGGAACCTAGGAATGGTTGTTGCATTAAATGAATTAAATTCAGACGCTATATATACAAAAACAATATATATTACCAGCCCTAATAGCACTGCAAACTCATCAATAAGCTTTTATATAGACGCAGAAACATCATCAGATGTAATTCAATTAATTGTTGGAAAGGAATATAAAGTAATCTATACAGGAGTTGCTAATTCATACACTGTCACTGATCTTGGATTTAAACCAACAGACGAGGAAGTTACAACTATTAATACAAGAGAAATGCTTGTATCGATAGACATTGTAAGTGATATAGATAAATTGTCTACATCAAATTCAGAGTTCTCTACTAACGGAATAACCAAGGTAATAGTAGCCTATGATAATTATAAAGCAATATCGCTAGTAATAGATGAGGGAGAATTTTATTCATATAAAACGGCTATGTTAAATATATCATGCGATACATCTAACGTTCAAAAGCTGAGTAAAAAGCTTAATACATTTTCATTCCTAGAACAATTACTATTATTTTCAGTGGCCAATAGATATGTGGGCGATTCTATTTTTTACTACAATGAAATGATTAGAATATCATCAATTGGCTATAGTGACATATCAATATTAAATCCAAACTGTAATTACTAATATGATTGAGAAAAGTAGATTATCAGCTTACGGAAAAACAATGCTGAATGAAATAAAACTAAATTCAAGGATTAGTGACTTGCTTGTTAGCAGGGCTGGATTAGTAGTTGTACTAGATATGATTGCAAATGGTCCGTATGGAGTGTCTATTGATACAGCTGAAAATATAGAAATGATATCTGAATTTATATTTAGATCAAATACAAAAATAAATTAATATGATAAGAAATTCAAATCAAAGAATATTTTCATCAAAATATGCTCCAGATCCAAGGCTAAATATTCTTTGGATGGATTTAACCGCAGATCCAGATGGCTCTATTGTAAAGTATTATGACAGAGATACATCTACCTATATAGCAATATCCGGAGCGGGTGGTGAAGCTGGTGGAGGGCATATCATATATGACTCAACATCTGCTAAGCCTCAAAGATCTAAATTAAAATTCGTAAACGCAACAGTAACAGATAGCTTTGCAGATGATACTACAATAGTAACTATATCTGAATCTGCTGGTGGTGGATCAACTCCAAACCACCAATGGGATGGGTCTAAATTAAGATTCAGCACGTCATCAGGAGGATGGGGCGATTACGTAGACTTAAAAGGAACCACCGGGAAGACTGCGTATGAAGCAGCTCAATCTGGTGGGTATACAGGAACGGAGTATCAATTCAATATTCTTCTTGGACAAATAGGATCTACTGGGGTTGGCGAATCAAAAATAAGCGGAACAACATCTATTGCTGTTGGGCAACTATCTAAATCTATCGTTATAACAGACAAGACGGCAGCAGAAGTACTTAGGTCTATATTGTTTAAAACATTTACACCAACAAGAGATATGCCATCAGTTTCAATAACAAAAAACTATATAAATAATCTAGCTATAGTTGGAACATCAATAAATGTTGAATACTCAGCAAATTTAAATAGAGGCGCAATAAAACTTGATGGAGTATACCAAATGCCTGCATCTGGGCTTGCACTAACTTTTACGTGGGGAGGAGTATTTTCTCCGTCAATCACAGACTCAGCCAACTCTGGAAGTACAAACACATCCTTAAAAAGAACAAAAACTGGTTTAATTATATCCCTTGGAAATAATAAAGGTACCGTATCGGCTGCATATGATGAAGGACCAATACCATTAGATTCTGCTGGTGCCGAATATCAAACACTAGGAAAACTCGCAGCCGGGTCAACTACTTCGGAGGTGAACATAGTTGGAGTATATCCAATATTTGCAAATACCGCAAGCATAAGTACGATGACTCAACAATCGCTAGTAGCTCATGGATCTCAAGTGCAGTACAGTTTTCCAACTGAAAGTGCAACAGAAAAAGAGACAATAGAATTTCCTTCTAGCTTCTTTGGTGTTGGATATAATTTCAATACAATTAAAATTGAATTTATAAACGTAGCTGGGCAATGGGAGCAGGAAGCTACTCTTGATAACTTCTCGATAGACGGAACAAATAGGTATGTCGTATCTGGCGGGGCAAATATTCCATACACTAGGATTAAATATAAAAATACAGAAACAAAGCAATCCAGAACACTTAGATTTACAAAAGTATGATAACAAGAAAAATAGGGACATCAAAATTTTCTGGTAACTTTGAGATAGGATCGGCAGCTCCTATAGACTCCAGAATGAGGGTTCAAAACAAAATAGATCTATATAATCCAGGTAACTGGGATGTATTTGCATATCCAGGAATGGTGGTTGTGGTATATGACGATACAGACACAAGCAATGTGAAACATCCAGAAAACAATGGAATGTATATATTCGATCCTCTTATGAAGACTGGCGCAATGGATGTTATATCTCCATCTAATTGGAAGAAGGGATCTAACTCTACCGAGTTTGCTGTATCTGGAATAGACTTTAAGGGTGAATATGTTCCAGGAGATACATATATGAAGGGAGATCTTGTAACTATCACAGAAACTGGAGAAAATCCATCATCATATGGATATGTGTGCAGAACTGATAATACTACAGGTATAGACCCACTTACTAATCCAGACTCGTGGATGAAATTCTTCTTAGTTGGCTCGGAGGGGAAAACTGGGAAGGACGGTTTTACCCCATATATAGAAAACAATAAGTGGTTTATAGATGGACATGAGAAAGGCAAATCTGTATACATACCATCTATAAGTTCTTCTGGATATTGGCAGATAGATGAAGAAATGACTAATCCGCCTGTATTGGCTAGAGGGATAAATGGAGATACTGGAATAGCGAACATAAATTATACTGGTCTATATGATCCAACCTATAATTATGTACATGAAGATGAGGATGGAAATACAGATGTATGTGTTGGTTCTGATGATAGTGCATATTATTGCTTAAGTGCATGTAGGGGAGTAAATCCAGTAACAGATACTAGCAATAATAACTGGGTGCTGTTTGTTATGCATGGAGCTCCAGGTGATCCAGGAGATTCTCCATATATAAAAGCTGATGGCTATTGGTATATAGAAACGAATGGTGTCGAGAAGCCGCTAGGAGAAAAAGCAAGAGGATCTATAGTTTCTATAAATAACGCAGGGTACTGGGTAATAGACGATGAACCGCAATCTACTAGGGCTCAAGGATTGATAGGCTTGACAGGACCGCAAGGACCTGATGGACAACAGGGCGTTACTGGGCCAGAAGGGCCGGAAGGAGCTACAGCTATTGCCAATTTAAATTATCTAGGTGAATGGCGCGGTGATACTACATACGTCCATACCGATGCGTATGGCAAGACTGATGTAGTAACAGGCCAAAATGGTAACGCATATTACTGCAAGGTAACAAGCTTAAATATAAGTCCATGTATAGAACAGACTCCAGGAGTGTGGGTTTTTAATCCAGCTGCATCAGCATATTGGGTTAAGTTTGTTATGGTTGGTGCTAGAGGTATACAAGGAATAGAAGGCCCAGAAGGAAGTATTGGACCAGATGGACCGACTGGAGGTCAAGGGCCTACTGGAAATAATGGCATGCATGGCGGTCAACCATTTATTGATGGAAATGGAGAATGGGCAATAAATCATATAGGAGCTAATGGAAAGGTATATAATATAACATACCTGCATGTAAAAGCAGAAGGCATAACGCCTCACATAGCAAATGGATATTGGTATATAGGGGACGATGATGATCCGCAATCATATACAGGTGTTAGGGCTATAGGAGAAAGCGCAATAGCAAATCTAAACTATCTTGGAGCTTGGGATTCCGCTACTCCATATTATCATTCAAATCTATCTCAAAAGGGATGGACTGATGTTGTTATTGGGGCAGATGGACTATGGTATTACGCTAAAACAGATAGCACCAATCAAAATCCATCTAAACAAATAGACATAGAAGGAGTGTTGACATGGGTTACAGATACATCCAAATCTGCATACTGGGCTGTATTTACAACAAAAGGACCTAGAGGGAATGATGGGAATAACGTAAGATTAAGAAAAGTTAATGGATGGATTCAATGGCAATACGTCGGATCGTCTACATGGACTAACCTTGTTGAGCTATCTGAGATAAAAGGAGAAGCAAATCTTAGTGATATATCTACGCCTATAGGGTCTATAATAATGTGGTCTGGGAAGGCAGATAAGATACCTATTGGGTATCTTTTGGCCGATGGATCTACTGCATTAAAGGCTACATATCCACAATTAGTAGAAGCCTTGACTGGAGGTAATGTAGCTGTTCAAGCTACTCTTCCAGATTTAAGAGGTAGATTTATTGTTGGATACACAGAAGATGGATCGACATCATATGACATCAGTGGTCCATTTGGGATAATAAAGGATGGCACTCTATTTACGTCTATAGGAAATACTGGCGGGAAAAATCAAGTTAAGTTAGGACTAAGCGAAATACCTTCACATAAGCATTCAGTTTTAAGGGATGATAGCAGTTCAGGCAGTACCTATAAATACCCTGGAATAGCACTAAACAACAGCAATAATGCTCCTGATACTGGAATGTATACAGAATCCGCTGGTGGAAGTAATTTTCATGAAAATAGACCACCATTTTATGTCTTGGCATATATAATAAAAGCCAAATATATAGGAGAAGTTAAAACGCCGTACGACACTTACTTATCGACACTCACAGAAGGAGAGATTCCTTTGACTAAGATTGAATGGTTAGATACAATGAGGGGCCAAACTGGTGTTGCTGGTATAACATATAAAGGAGATTATGATAATGGAACTCAGTACTTTGAAAGAGATGTTATTAGAATTTCTGATCCGCTAAACCCTCAATATGGAAATGCATTTTATTGCAAAGTGCCAGGAGAGACTGGTATAAATGGAATAGAACCAGGCGATACTGCCGATTGGGCTCTATCATGGAGTCTATTTGTATTAAAAGGCGCAGACGGAAAGCCAGCAGAATTAGTTGATATAATATATTCAACAGAATCTAGTGTGGCAGATATGGGCACATGGCATTCTACCCCAGCCTTAAATGACGTATATGCAAGATTTAGTGTTGCTAAGACAGCAGAGGGAGTAAGGATATATAGTAATCCTGTAAAATTTAAAGGAGATATAGGTCTTACTGGATATGACTTAAAAGTACAATATTCCGTAGATGGAGTATCTACCAATTTTCATGATCTTGCTACTGCATCTGATAAGTATATAAGATTCTCTACTGATAATGGAACTTCATGGAGTGTAGGAATGCAACTATCAACAACATCAACAGGAGGAAGCTCAGATAAGATATTAGCTCCATTTAAAATAAAACTACCATCAACTGCTTGGCTAGGAAGATTTAATGGGCAAAGAGATTTAACTAGTAATGACATACCGTATAGCATAGGAATGACTGATGGGTGGACGATTCCAGACTTTTTAAAGGGTATAGCATTTGAAGCCACTGCTCCAACAGGAGCAATATCTAGTCCTAGCATTGTTGCGTATGGAACGACAATTGCATCAATTGAATTATCTGCATCATTTACTATTACCACCCCAGGCGTTACTGCAGCAACAACTGATCCATGCAAAATTGAATATAGAGTGAATAATACTGGATCTTGGCTTCCTCTGACTTCAAGCCCAATACTTACCTCTGGCACTACATATACATATACATATACAGACATAAACAGATCGTTTCCGGCAGCCGCACACAAAGTATCATATCAAGCTATATTTACAGATAGTAATGGGATGTCAGTTACTACAATAGCAAAAGATATTACGTCTGGGTTATATATCAATCCAGCAATATCTGGAAGTATAGTTACTGCTACCGGGGTAGATATAGGCGATGTAGCCAGTGGTGCGTTATCGTTTACTATTACAGATAGTAACGTGAATTCAAAAATGAAATCTTTTAAGATATCATATTCAACTGATGGAGGTATCACTAAAAAGAGAATGCATCTTGACTCGTATGCGATGGCATTAATCAATATTACTGAAGATAATTCATTTTCGTTTAGCCCTACTGCCGCAAATGATAGAAGATTGTTAATAGATTCTACTGGAAAGATAGTATGGAATTCTACTCAATTTGATAAATCTGCAGATCTGAAAAGTTCATCTCAATATAAAATATATATTGAAGTTACTGGAACAGATCCATATTCATCTGGCTCTGCTACTAAGGTAACTACAATAGAAATATATTCAAGAGCAATGCCATATAAATTCTATTTCGGATCGAGTGCTATTGGTGTAATTCCACCCCCTAATACAGATCTATTAACTTTTCTTGGATCTATAAATAATGCGCCTAATCAATATGCAATATCAGTTCCAGGTACATATACAAGAACTTGGTCTGCTTCTGGGTATGTTTGGTGGGCATATAATTCTGCAATAAATTATCCTACTACTGGGTCTATATTCAGAGAGGGAAGTTCAACTGGATTCGAATTGCCAACAAATATATCCGCTCCAATATCTAGAGAGTTTACAAATTCTTATGGAATTACAAGCACCTATAAATTTATTAGATCCACAAACCAGGTGGCTTCCTCTGGTTCAACATTAACAATAATAGCAATATAATATGGGAAAAATACCAGGATCTGTCGGACTTGGGGGTTTTATAGCTCCATTCGACAGCGCGCAAACCTACCCGGTTACAAATGAGGAATATAATCTAGGTGGTTATAGGTCCGTAAATACAATTACAGACTTAAATGCCATATCGCAATTAAGAAGAAAGAAGGGTATGCTTGTAAATGTTACAAGTGACACAATTGCAGACAATAATGGAATATGGGAGATGAAGGGAGCTGATCCGGCGTCTCCTAATTGGACAAAATTATCTGTAGGCGGAACAGGAGGTGTAACATCTGTGTCTATAGCTGCTAACGCCCCACTGTTAGTTACCACATCTGCGTCTATCTCTACTCTATCTATATCAGATGCAACTATCTCAGCAGCTGGAGTAATGACAGCCGCAGATAAAACTAAATTAGAAGGACTTACCACATTCCCTGGTTTTAGTGTAGACAATACATCTACAGCAGGAAAAGCGGTTCAGGCTAATGACGCTAGATTGTCTAATGAGAGAACACCATCAGCACATAATCACGACAGCAGCTATGTAGCTAAGAACACCGCCATAACAGGTGCAATCAAAGCAAAAATAACTTATGACAACAAAGGGCTTATAACAGCCGGAACAGATTTAACCGAAGCCGACATACCAACATTAAGTCAAAGCAAAATAACCAATTTAGCAACAGACTTGTCAGCAAAAGAAATTGCGTCCAATAGAGTAACAACTACCACCGGAAACGAAACTTCTGACACAAAGTATTTGAGTGTAAAAGCCGTACTTTCA